CTCACCACATCCGGCCATGCCTCCAGCACCGACCGAAACGCCTTTTCCGCCTCGGTCCCGCTCTTGAACATCTCCGGGTAGCTCTCCCTCGCCACAGCATCGTGCTGTGCCTCCTCCGTCAGAAACCTCTCACGCTTCGGGCCGTGAACCGTGATGATCTCCTCAGCGTCGGCCAGCATCCGCCGTGCCTGCGCCCCCTCGATCTCCACCTCTTCACCTTTGGCGTTTTTCACCACGCCACCCTCGGGATTCTCGATGCACCAGCGTTTCACCGCCAGAGCCTCATTGAACTTCGCCCTCAGGCTGTTCGCATCAGTCACGTCAGAGAGCGGATCCGCAGCCGTAGGCGCAAGCACGACCCGTGCCCCCGCTTCCCGCAGCTTCTCCACCTCGGCCTCAAGCTCCTTCGCTTTCGCCTCGGCTCCCTCCGCGCGTTCCTCCGCGCCCTTCGCACGCGCCGTCAGCTTGTCGATCCGTTTCTGGACCTTCTCGCTCCCGGCAGGTTTCTCGGTCTCCTCCTCCTCGTCCGCTTCCTCAGCCTCGGCTTGATCATCGCCAGCCTCGTCCACTTCCTCGGTTTCAGTTTCCGTTTCAGATTCCACTTCAGCCTCAGGATCCTGCTTTTCAGCTTTCACCTTTCCGCTTTCCGCTTTCTCTGTGTTGAGCAATTCCGCCGCATCCGGGAGATACTCCAGGATCGCAGCCGCCTCGCTCATTTCCGCGCTCTCCGCGCCCTTGTCTGTGTTGTCTTTTGCCATGTGTTTATCCCCACAAGAGGGTATGCCAGCACCGCAATTCGGCGGACACCATGCCCGCCAGGCCGCTATGCAGTATCGCCTTCATGAAATCCGTTTTGCGCACCCCGCGCACAGTTCGCAAGCCCTTCACCCCACGACCCCGCACGACCTCGCACGATCCCCCACAAGTTGAGTTCGTGGCGCATGCGTCCCGCCTGCGATCGAAACAAAAACCCTTCATTCCGCCTTCCTCTCCACGCGTCTCCGGACAGCCTCCGCCCGCAAATTCACGATGTATCCCTCCAGCTGCTCAAGCCCGTATCGTCCACCAAGGTAAAACGCAGTCTCCCGCTTAGAAGCCACAGCAGCCCCAGCTTCCCCAAGGCACTGCTCCTTGCCACGAGCGATCAGCTCCAGCACGCCCTGGAGCACCCGGTGGTCCTCCTCCACATCAAACGCCACCAGCATCTCCTCATCACTCATCGGCCGGGCCCGCAAAACCTGCGCCCTCATCATTCCCATCCGTCCCATCAATCCCATGAGCCACTTCATCATGTCGTCCCCAATGCTCTTTCTATTGGCCATCCAAGCTCGATACGTTTTAAAAGTGTCGCTCGCTTGATGCCTTTTTCTCTCGCCCATTCAGAAGCCGTCTTTACGACATTCCCAAAAGCAATCGTGATATTGTTCCTGCGATTGTTTTGCTGCTCTATTTCTGTAGCCCACCTCACATTCCCAGGCTCATATCCCTTGAATGGATCAATCCTATCAAGCGAATGGCTTTTGCTTGGACGCATTCCAACATCATCGAGAAACGATTCAAACTTCATCCATCGGTCACATACACGGATTCCTATCGCACCGTATCTGCTGAAATTGATGCTTTTGGGATTATTGCATCTTGTTTTCATTGATTCCCAAATGGAATATTCTTGGCTTTTAGACATCCCGTGAGTGAGTGATCTGGACCGGAGTTTCTCGTCCCTAGCACACCCGCAAGATGTGGTGTGTCCCGTTCTGATATCAGAGCTGTTGATTGTGGTTTTTCTTCCGCAATCACATGCGCATTCCCAATAGATGATGCTTCCGTTACGGACTGGCTTAATCGGAATAATCTTCCCGAATCGTTTATTGCTAATGTCAATGAATGGAGGCATGTCAATTTTGCAGAATTGGATCAGTCCCGATTCTTCCAATTTGTGCGTTCTGCTGCTGGGAAATCTGAAATGTAAGAAACTTCACACGGTTCTCGATCAGCGCGGCAGTATCCGGTTGGCTAGCTATCCGGCGCTGCATTTCTGGGTTCTTCTGGATCGAATCTTGCAGAACCTGCATGCGGAGCTGGTAATTCATTCCCGGCTGCGGTTCCATCGGAGGCTCTATCCCTGCGATCATTTTTGCCAAAGCATCAGATTCCTCGCTCACCTGCTTCTGGTTCGCCGCCTCCATAGGCACCAGCACAGATTCAGCCAGGCTCGGATCGATCCCCGACATCCCGAACTCGATCAGCTTCCCGTAATCCACACGGCCGGCACGATCATACTTCATGATCGTCTCGAGGAATCCCCACTTCTCCTTCATCGTCTCGATGTTCAGATCCCGCGGATCCGACTCCACCGACAGGTCAAACTGCCCTTGGATCTCCGCCGCCGTCAGCTGCCACGGCCGGCCCAGCGCACCCGCGATCCGCGACACCTGCCCGTCATCCATGTATTGCTGGCAGAGCTGAAGGATCTGCGTGCAGACCTGCCGCACCTCCAGCAGCCACCCATCCACAAGCGCACCCTGGTGCAGCGCCGTCAGCTGCGGAGGCACCGCCTCGCTGATCCGTCCAAAATATCTCCCGATCGCACGCTCGGTCGCCTGCTCGATCTCAATCGATCCCTGGTCATAAGGCGGCGTCCGCATCCACTCATACTGCTCATTGCGCCCAGCCGCAGGAATCTGCGCACCCGGGCCCAGCCGCAGCCGGCCGGCACCACGACGAGCCGGAACGATCAGCGGAGGCAGCACCGTCACCGCCGTCCGGTCAGTCCGCGCATCCCGCTGCACCTTCTGCTCATACTGCCAGGTCGCCGCGATCTCCGCGATCCCCCGGCTCTCCAGGATCGGCCGCGTCAGATGCTCCCGCTGGCACACCACCACCGGATACTCCCCATGCAGGAAAGCCAGCGGCTCCTCCTTCGCCTCCTCATCCGGCACGCCGGCAGACACCACGCAGCACCGCACCTGCGGGATCCCCGAGTCATCCACCGTGCGGCGGTAAACGTGGAAAATTTCCACCGTATCCCGCGACGCCAAAGCCCCAAACGCATTCCCACGCAAATTCATCGACACCGACGCATACAGGTAGCCCCCCGCATCAAAGCGCACATCCTTGTGCTCGATCGCATCCTCCACCCAGTCCGCATCATAGCCATGCGTGTTGATCCGGTCCTGTAGCTCCTCAGGAGAAAGCTCCTCACGGAACGCCACCCACGGAGCCCGCTGGATGTCATCCGTCAGCGCAGGGAAGAACACATCCACCATCGGCAGCAGCGCCGTGATCCGAGGCTCCGCAGCAAACACCTCCGGAACATCGATCACCGTCGTCCCATTCGCACGCAGCTCCTCCAGCGCCCGCTTCGCGCCACGCCTCGTCAGGATGTCCGAAAGTTTCTGGAGCCCATCCAGCGCCTGCTCCTCGCGCGACGGATCCAGCACCAGCTGCAACGCAGCCTCCAGCCCAGCCTGCACAGCCGCCGGATTCTGCTGCTCCTCAGCCGTCAGCAGCAAAGTCGCCAGACCATCCACCGTTATCGTCTGCTCCATCTTCCGCAGCTGCTGGTCCCACATCACCGAGATCACCGAAGCCCCGAACCACTGCCGCCACTGCGCAGCCAGCGTCATCTCCCGCGCGATCTGACCCTTCATCCGCGTCCACAAAATATATTTCAGCACCGTCGATACCTTCTGCCCCCAGGCAGAATCCGCCGTCTCCGTCCCCTGCGCCTGGATCCGCGCCCGCACAAACGACTGCACCATCAGCATCACCTGCTCATTCGCGATCTCATCCACCGTCCGCACCCGGGTATCCGCAGCCCCCTCCCAAGGGAATGCATCCCGGCCCAGATCCGCGCGATGCTTCCGGCCATCCTCGCTCTGCCCATCCCACAAGCAATTTCGCACCCGCGTCGCCGACTCCATACGGGAAATCCAGTCCCCGGCATCAGTCGCCGCCTTCCGCAAATCATCCAGAATCCCGCTCATTGCCCCCCAGCCATCCCCATACCCGCACGCCACGCAAGACCTTCACCACACAACCCCACACGACCCCGCACAACCCCCCACAAGTTGACTTCGTGGCGCAGGCGTCCCGCCTGCGATCCCCTCACACCTCCATCTTCTTCAGCACATCCCGCTCGATCTGCGCCCGCGAATACAGCGCCCGCCCATCCTCCCGACCAGGCAGCTTCAGAGCCACGATCGCCCCGCTCTCCAGCAGCGTCCGCACATGGTTCTCCAGAAACCCCTCCTCCATCAGCATCTCCACCACCTGTCCCCGTCTCATGAATGTTGTTTTGATCATAAATTTAGTAGCTTCCACCCTCCCGCACGTTGAGAATCTCACCCTCCAAAAACTGCAAATCGCTCAGCACCGCATAGCGCAAATTGTCCACCGGATCCTTGCACGCCCCATGCCGGCCATCAGCGCCGCTCCACTCCTTCAGCGCCCAGATCGTGTTCTCGCACTCCGCGCTCACGAACAGCCTCGGCTCATTCAGCGAATCCACCGGACGCTCCTGGTCATAATCCAGCCAGTCATTGATCAGGTCCACACCCTCCTCGATGTGCTCACCCGGAGCCGGAACAAAATGCAGCCCCACATCCGCGCACTCCTCGATCAGCGTCGTAACGATCTCCTTCCCCACAGTGCTCGAGTTCGCATACCGGCTGTCCATGATCCGCTCCATGATCTTCTCCCCAGCCTCCACCCGCTCGATCTCCTCCCTGTATCGGTTCAGCCCGAACCCAAACGACTTCTGCGCCGGCCCCCGGTCCCCATCCGCCTTCCTCCCAGCAATCGCCCACGCCCCCGGATACCCCACCCCATCGATGTAAGTCCGCGGACACGGCCACTCCCGATAAACAAACATCCGCCGCCGCACATCCACCCGCACCCAGGTCATAAACCAATTCCTCCCCGAGCAAGGATCCACGATCAGATAATTCGTCCCATCCTTCGGGATCTCACCCGGAGCCACCACATGCGGCTTCCCATCCGAAAACTTAGGGAACCTCCCAGCAATCGCCTTCGTCGGCACACCGTAAGCACGACACAAAATATCCTCCCGGCTCGCCCGCGCCAGCTGGTCCACCAAATTCTTGTATCCCCCAAAAGGATTCTCCGAAGTGTGAAAGTAAACAATCCGAGCCCTCGCCGAAGTATTCCGCGCCTCCTGCACCAGCGGCACCCGCTCATAACTCCCATCCGTCCCATCCTTCCCATTCTGCTTCTTAAGCATCGGAGCCTCCACATCCAGCAAAGTCCGCGCACCAGTCAGATACTCCTTGATCGTCGGCGTATACCCCTCGATCGGAGTGAACGTCACCAGCAGCCTCCCACCGCGCGTCACCAGGCGATACCGCAGAGTCTTCAGCAGATCCAGCGGCACCAGCTCATCACACCAGATCAGATCACACTCCCCACCCTCAAACACCGTCCAGTCCTGCATGTAATTCAAAAACCAGCACTGCGATCCATTCGGACACACAAACGTATTCTCCGAAAATCCATTCTTTTGCGTATAGCTGATATTCGTCACCACCCCCTTCTTCCCCGCCGACCTCCACTCCTTCGGCAAATACTTCCACACATAAGGCTGCTGCAAAGCCACCGACGACTGAGAGCTCGAATGCAAGCACCACACCCGCGCCCCATCCTTCCCAGCCAGCACCTCATTGCACTCCTTCGACGCCCACTCAGTCTTGCTGCTCCGGTTCCCACCCAGCACCAGCAGCTCCCGCGCATGCTCCCACTGCTCCTCCGCCCGGGCCCAGCTCTTCAGCCGGAACCCATGCCGGAACGGATCATCCAACTCCCGCCGGATCCCCTCCTCCCGCAACGTCACGAACCGCACCAGCTGATCCCGAGTGAACCGCTTCCGCACACCACCCACATCACAAACGATCCGGCCATCCGGCTCCTTCCAGAGCACGTCAGCCTTCGGATACACCGGATGCTCAGTCTGCTTCACAGCCACTTCCTCCTCTTCCCATGCAGAGCTCCACGCAGCTTCCTCAAAGCGCCCTTCTCAATCTGTTCAATCCTCGAGCGATGACACCCGCACCACGCCGCGATATCCTCATAAGTCATCTCCTCACGATCCCTGTTCGCCACCGACAGCAGCGCCAGCCCCAGATCGATCTCCCGCCTCGTCACACCCCATCCAGTCTTCATTTCTTCATATCCTTCCCAGCACTCCCATTCTTCCCTTTCTTCACCCTCCGGAAAATCGCGTCATAATTCGCCCGATACTTCCCCCCATCCACCGGCCGCGGCGTGTCCCCCTTGCCCGCGCTCATGCCAGCACCTCCAGCGGGCTACTCACGCCAAGCCCATCCGCATGCAGATACCCGGCAGTCGTCTCCATGCTTTCGTGCCCCATCGCATTCTGGATCGCCTTGATGCTGTTCCCCATCTCCAGCGCATGCGTCCCATAAGCATGCCGCAAGTGGTGAGGCGTGATCACACCCAGCGACATCCGCGCCGCCGACTCACGCACCGCAAGCTGCACATTCGCCTCATGCACCCGCCACCGCACGACCTCACCGGTCCTCGGATGCTCACACGGCCGCGCCGACGGGAACACCCAATACCACGACCACGAAAACGGAGCATTCCGATACTTCCGCGACAGCAGCCCCGGGAGCGGCACCGGAACCCGCCGCACCTGGTCCAGCTCGTAGAACCTCCGCGCCACCCGCACCTGCTCCCGCAGATCCTCCACCAGCGAACACGGCAGCGCCACCACACGGTCCTTGTGACGCTTCGCCTCCCGGATCACCAGACGCGAGTTCTCAAAATCAACATCCTTGATCCGCAAATTCAGCGGCTCATTCACCCGCAACCCGCACCCGTAAAGCATCCGCACGATCAGCCGCGTAGGATACCCATGCACATCCCGCACATCCCCCATCAGCGCACGCACCGCCTCACGCCCCGGAGCCACCCGCAGCCGCGCAGGCCGACGCGCCCGCAGCGCATTCACATCCTTCAGCTCCTGCTTCAGCACCTCCCCATAGAAAAACCGGATCGCATTAAACGCCTGATTCTGCGTGCTCGCCGCCACACCCTCCCGAGCCAGCCCAGATAGAAACCGCTCAAACCTCTCCTCCGATCCCACACCCCCGCGATCGCTCCTCAAAAATCCGATAAACCGACGCACCCACCCGCAATAACTCTCCTCCGTAGAAAGCGCCATGTGCTTCCGCCTGATGATTTCCGTAAGTCTGTGAATAGCTGCTTGTTCGTTCATTTGATATGCTAATGGTTATGGTTTTTGATTTGCAGAATCACTGTTCGCGTAACTCATTTCGCGCTGCCCTTGTATTCGAGAAAGGCGATGGTCGGGCGATCCTTGCGGAGTGCCGCGTATTCCAGTTCCAGCTTCACGGAAGCAATAATCTTGCCTGCCGTGTTCGCCAGTTCCCCCACTTGGATTACCCGCTTCGGGTCCGCTTTGAGCATTTCGTATGCTCCGATTAGGTCGTCTCTCAGTTGGCTGATGTTCGTGATTTTTTGCATAGTCTATTTAGTTTCATGTATTCCCTGTATAGTTGCACAAAGGATTCAGGGATTTCCTTTGTGGTGATTGATAGGTGTCTTGCGATGATCTGGCGGACATAATGGCCCCTCAGTTCTGCGATGTGGCGTTTCCGTCTATTTCGCCCAAGTTCACGGATGCGGTCAGGATGCGCTTTTGCCCAAGCTTCGGTCAGCGCGTAAACCCTTGCTTTGTGCTTTTCGCGGTAGCGTTTTTGCCTAGCCCGCAGAACATCCACATGCTCCGATTCATATCGCATTTTGTTTGCGTAGTCCCTTGCCTTATTCTTCTTCCTCCATTGGCGCATCCATGCGGCTTGGTATGCCCTCCGTTTCTGGTCGGCCTCAGAAGAACGCGAACAAGGCGGCTCACCTAATGCCGACCCGTCCCGAGTTTGGGCGGGGGTGTGGCTAGGTTCCTCCACTTGCTGCGGCGTGGCGGTTCCGGTCGTCATAGGTGGCCTTGATCGTT